CTCTGGTAGTGGAACTGGAACAAATTCATTTACGAATACACAGCTCGACTTAAATGCTACTGGTAGGAGCTCAATAAGTAAAACGTAGAATATCCCGTTTTACTTATTGAGCTCCTACCAGTAGCATTTAAGTCGAGCTGTGTATTCGTAAATGAATTTGTTCCAGTTCCACTACCAGAGCTTATGTGTGACCACGTACTGTAGTTAGTTGTTGTAACATGGTCCTGATAATCAGACGTTGCTATTGTGCTTCCCTGTGAACCAGACCCGATAACAAAATCATGTGCAACATTTCTATAGTATTCCGTCCCGGTTATTTTAATATAGGCATCAGTTATAACGGCATCGTCTGCCAGTGAACTTGTGTCAAATCCTAAAAACCCCCTACTAAGCCATCTATCCCACGATTCCCCTTCACTCCACCCAGCACTAGCTGTTGTACCAGTACCAGCACTTGTCCCATCGGCATCATGACACCTGTCCCATGCACCACTAGTATTATCTGTCTCGCTATATTTAGCAAGACCGCCGTAGCTAGAAGTGTTTGAGAATGATACTGTTGCCATATTATTTAGTCTACGTCAAATTTCCATGTAATTTGTAGCGTGTCTCCGTTTGTTACATTAATAGCACTAAATACTTGTCGCGCTAATAGGGAACCAGCTGATGCTGCATTTAATACTCCACTTTCAGTAACAGCTTTTGCCCCAGTTACAGTAAATTGCTTCACACACTGTAATGTGTCATTAGTTGTGTCTGTTGTAACTAACGTATTAGTCCCCTGTGCTCGTGCCATTCCGCTATCCGTAATTTCAGTCTCAAGTGTGGTATCCGTAACGGCTGCAGCAGTCGTACCAGTTCCAACGGCAATATAATCAAACGCTGAAATTGTATTCACGTCACCAAGCAAGTCTGCAACAGACTCTTTGCCCTTGGTTGTAATTAAGTTGGAAATATTCATTGAATACTTTTTGTACCCAAATAAAAAACCCTTCATGTCAATCCCAAATTTCATTAATAGTTTACCAAGCCAGTTATGTTGGTATATTAGTTTTTTGTTTCCGTTTTTGTCCAAGAGTTCGTACTGGACATTTTCTCCAAATGGTATTTTACCTCTCATTTTAAGTTGTGTTAATTATTAGTAACCAAATCCAGTTCTGCGTGGAACGCTTGGTTGAAAAGACCTATCTTGATTTTGCTGAGAAATAGATTTCTTAGCCCGTATTAGTTCGTCACCAATAGCCATATCAAAGCTATCAAGTGGTATGTCATTATCTTCCTTATATGCTATAATTATTTTCATTGCCCAATATTTATGGAATTGTCTAGGTATTCCAAATGATGTCGTTGTTGGGTCAATAGATAAGTCGTCTGTTTCAGATAATGTTGATGTAGTAATATCTGCTGGATATACCGCATAGTGTATTTTAAGCCCAGACGTAACAGAAGTTATCGCAGATGCAGTATATAATTTTATTGAACTCCTTGTTATTTCGTATAATGGAGTGTCATCACTAAAATTATCCCGTATGTTGTCTTCGTCTGTTGTTGCATTAGAAAACCCTTCTTCTACGTTTATAACATTATATGGCTTTGATATGTCTGTTTGTACTTCCCTAAAAGAGTTCAGGTCAAACTCTTCCACTCGTTTCCAATTCGTCCCATCTAACTTAGCCTCAACTATTTTAATACTTGATAGTAAATCAACTGGGAATGAGTATTCCCTTTGGTCTGCTATTAAGTCTGTTGTTGCTGGTATAACAAAGAAGTCCTTTTTAACGCTCTCAACCTCTCTTGCAACAACGTCTTTATCTACATTGCCATAAAGAACTATATCATCGTCAGTAAATGATGTACTATCAGTTTTTGTCCGTTTTCTTATGTATGCTGCAAAGGTTGTACCGTCCATTTTATTCGTTGTTAAGTATTGCTGTGATTTGACCGTACACAATAACGTCAAATGTACGTACCACTAACTTTTTAATAAGTCTCTTCTCAAACCAAGTTAAACTAACCATGTCTTCTCCATTATTTATTTTCTGGAACAGGTTATATCGTTTTTGTTGTTGTCTCTGAGACAGTCTTATGTTATTAGTAAGTAATGCTGTTTTTAATAGCTTAAATACTGTAATTGGTGTTTCTTCTGAAACCATTGTGTCTACCATCTTCCCGGTATTTGGGTCTTTTTTCTTTTTAGATACCTGGGCTTGATATGTAGATAGCTCCCCGTCTTCGTTTGTCGTTTGTTGTGTAAGGTCAATCATTTTTTTACGGTTTAATTTATATATTGTATGTTTATTAGCTTACTGCGTAGCTATTTCCTCCTACAATCACCCATCCAGATGCTGTATAATATAATAGTACGCTGTCTCCGGCTGCATTGAACGTAACGCTTGTCCCCCCAATAAGTGTTGAAGGAGTGATTGTTACTGTTCCCGTAGCAGATTTGGCAACAAGTAAAACCGACTGCCCGACTGTTCCATCTGCAATCGTAATAATGTCTCCACCTGCGTCTGCATCAACATCGTGATGATATTTTGTCAAGTCAAGAGCTGTTGTCGTTCCCCCTGCTGCGATTGTTTCAGTTGAGCTTTGTAGGTTGGCACCAGTTGAAGATATAACCTCAATTGGGTCTCCACTATTTGCTACTGAGTATGAATATTTTGTTGCCATTTTTAATATGTATTAAGTTTGGGGGAGGGAATTACACCCTCCCAGTAGCTATGGAATTTCACCATAACAGTAAATATGATATACTAGGCAGTTCCTGTTGAACCGTAAATCATGTAAGGCATATTAGTTACACCTTGTTTCCAGAACCCAGTAACATTAGAACGAACTGCTTCGTTGTTTTGTTTAATAGGCTCATTCATTGTAGGATATTTCTTAATACCCATATACAATGGTGATTTTTCTTGTTTCGTGTCAAACATCCACCAGTAATTAGTGTTTGCGACAGAAATAAGTGGTAATTCGATAATAGTAAATTCACCTTCGTAAATATTTACATCATCAATGTGTGTAGGTGTAATACCTTCTGCGAACAACTTTTTAGCCATTCGTGCTGGAGCACTACCAAGTTTTACAACAATAGTGTCGTAAGTCTGTGGCATCTCTTCCCCAGAGCCGTCTACGAAAGCTCCTCCGAATAACATAGCTGCGTCTACCGCTGAAGAAGACAATGTTGCTGTTGCTGAGTTGTCCCAAGCTGTAGAACCAGCTGTGTTCCATGAGTGAGAACCACAAATCTCTACTCCGTCTGGAGCCAAGAAGTCTGAACCTGAGTCGTGAGACTCGTTCAAGAATTTGTGCATGTTTTTCACAAACAAGTATCGGTTTTTACGTAATACTTTATCACGTTCACGCATCAAGAAAGTTGATACTTTAGTTGATGTGTCGTCCATTTCTTGCATTGCAGTTTCAGAAACCTCGATAGCACTACCAAATCGTTTAGTAACCAATGTAACATTGTACCCTTCTTCAAGAGTAGTAATGTCTGGTGTTTCTTGCTCAGTTAATTCACGAGCGCCGTCCATGCTTTCTGTTGAGTTGAAGATTTCACTCCACTCGTCTGTAGACTCTATGTTGAATATTGGTAGAGCCTTGTATTTATCAATAGAGAGTTTTGAACCGTTGTCAAACGACTCTTTAATCCCTTTGATTTCTTCTAGTACAAAATCTGCTGAAATAGCCATTTTATTATAGGGTTAAAAATTAAAAGAGAGGTTTGTTGATTTTTACCTCGATATTGCTTGTAGAACCAGCTACTCCAGAATCAGTACCAATACCGATTTTGAATACGTCTGTAGATGATGTTCCTACGTCAATAAGCAGTGTTGTAGTTCCAACTAGGTCGCATACTGCTCCTTTCATTGTTACAGCAAATGCTGCATCTCCTGTTCCGACTAATGTAAAGTCGTTTCCAACTGTTACTGTCATTTCTGTTTCTCCGTCTGCTGAACCAGCAGCTGTAAATGCTAATGCTGTTGAAGCAGCTACGGCTTTTGTAGCAACCCCTGATGTTAATGCGACGAGTGAACCCGCTGGAATAACAGTAGCGCTAGCAACAGAGATTTTTCGTGTACGGACTCGTTCTCCGTCTTTAAGTTTAAATTCTGCCATTTGTTAAATAGTTAAATGTATGGTTTAGGCTCTAAATCCCTTTGGCAAAGAATCCATATACATCTTAGCTTTTTTCTCGGCTGATGTTTGTTTCTTTGCCGCTTTGCCATCACCGCCTCCCATTGTCCCATTCTTATCGTCTTCGGCTTCTTTCTCTTTAAGCGAAGCACCAATCTTAAGCATTACTTCTAACGGGATTGCTCCACGTATTACTTCTTCTGTTGGTATTTTTGCTCTGCTTTCGTCATTAAGCCTTTTACGAATTTCTCCTTCGTATTCTTTTACTTCCGGATAGTCGGACAAGAACTTTGTAACTTCAGCCTCTCGTTTTGCCTCGTGTTTGATTACCTGCTTAATATATTCTGCGGAACCAGGTTCGGGGTCCTTTGCTTTCTCTTTTGTTTCTGTTCCCTCTTTAGAGGCAACCGTTTCGTCAAGTTTAGCTTGGAGGTCTGCGTTCTTCTGTTCAAGACGTTTGAAAGCCTCTGTTTGACTGTTTCCAGTTTCTATGCTCTCTTTGCCTTCGGTGCCGGTGGTTGTAGTTTCTTCTGTCATTTTGATAACGGTTAAAAAATATCCCAGATGACGAGTCTGGCTCACCAACTAACTACTTCTATAGTTGGCGGTATTGGATGAATACCCATCGTTGCCCAAGAGGAGAACCGCAACCCTATTGAGCAACAACAGACATTCATTCTATTTATAAATAAACATCATTGTTAGTATTTAATGAAAACTTCTTCCCTTCTGCCATTTGGTTACAACTATTGATAAAGTTAAGAAAAGATTTTAATAATATAGTTTCCGTTTGTTTTTGTTTAAACTCTTCTTTCCCGTCCATATCCTTGTCTTCGTAAAACTTAAAATCCCAATTAGCAAGAGTAACATTGTTTTCTTTTATTGTATATTCTATTGATTTGACTATAATCTGATACCCCTCATTATGTTTCAGAGTTTTTAAGTCTTCTATTTCTTGTTTCGATAATGTTGGTATCCTAATCATACTTGTTTTGCGGTATTAAGTGTTGATGGTGAATTAAAGTTCTGTGACCCTATGTTAGGAGCCTGTCCCAACTCTTTTCCCATTCCCTGTTGTTGTGCTAATGCTTGTGCTTCTCCTTGTACGTTCTGGTTCTTTGATTTTACTACTATTTGTTTTATATGTGCCCTCTCGTGTGCATACTTCGCTGGTCCGTCCACTGCCTTCTGTAATTCAGCCAAATGTACCATATCATCGTCTGTTGCGTTAATGGGTGCGTTTTTACCGTCATTTATGCTCTTGTTCTCTTCTTGTTGTAATATCTGGTCTGCAGATAATGGAAACAAGTGCATCATCTCTGTTTCTGTCCACCCATTAAGCTCAGCGTTCTTTCGTGTTAATAATTGCTTATTAGTTGCGGGGTCTGCCGCCAATATCTCATAAGAATTGGTGAAATTCTGTAGTTTTCTTAGTCTTTGTGCCTCAGTTACTAATTCACTCTCTACACTAATATCTGGGTCAACTTCTGATATAATGTTGTCTTTTCCTAGTTTTCTCCATCCCAAGGCTCCATTTAAGCCATTTATACGTAAAACCTTCTCATTGATACCCTTTGTGAAATGCATCTTATACATCTTGTACCAATATCGGGCAAACGCCTTTTCTGACCATCCGATAATACGAGAAGACAATGAAAACCTTGTATCTGCCCCTTCTGAGACAGTTGCTATCTCTGTAGCAGTCTTTCCTGACCCAGCCAAAGCCCCTTGCTTAATCTCTGATGCGGCTGTAGCCTTTTCTGCCTGTGTAGACAATACATCAAGGATATATTTAACTTCATTTGCCACTTGTTGTCTAGGTATTGCTTGTACTGCCCCACTTGGGTCGCCAGTAACACCTATGTGTTTATTTGGTGCAAAGTTAAGGTCAGACTCTGAGTTAATCTTTGTAACATCATATAAATACATATTATTAGAGTTTGCCTCAACGCTAAACAACGCAGCGTTTAATATTCTTGCCCTTGCTCTTTGTTTGTCTTCTAGTAAGTCCATAACACTAACTCCGTCCCAAGAAAAAGAGTCTGGGTAAATTTGTTGTTCAATAATCCCCCATTCTTCCTGGTCTTTTAATTCAGTAAAGCGAACAAGAAGTGTTCCCCCGTTCGCTACCCCAATAACAACCCGTTTCCCGTCTAGGAAAGTTAACCATTCCATAATAGTTAACTGGTTATTTTCTCCTACTAGCTTGCTTGAACTTGTGCTTGTAAACCCCTGTGCCTTTTTAACCTTCCTTGACGTATCACTAAGTGCATCATTTATATTATCACCTTCTTGTATTAAGTCAATATTCTTATAAACACCTGCTTTTTTAAGTTCTCGTTTTGTCAATAGTATTGGTCTCCCACCAAATCTCATTGCTCCCCTGCCGCTAGCGTCACCATTAACACTAGTTGCATTAGGGTCACGATAATAGGTCATCATATTGATAACTTCTGGTTTTGGTGTTTTTGTTTTTCTGTCAAACTCAAACATATAACATAAAGAGTGTCCAAAGAACAACGTATTGTATAACCATTGATAGTCTAACCGTGATTTATCCATAATAACGGCATCATATTCATATAATGGGTTTAGATTAGATGCCACTCCATTGTCTCCCTCTTCTCGTGGCACAAACCTTGTTTTTAGCTTATCAGTATGTAAAGAAGCTAAAATAGTCTGAAAAATAGGGAACGCCAATGGGTCTCCTATATCAGTTGTACTTCGCTTCTGATTATTTAGTAATTTAACACGTTTTCTCCATAACTCCCATTTTGGGAGCATAAATGTTTCTGCAATAGTACTTTCTGAATTATACTGTGCTAATACTTCTTTATACCTTGTTTCTGTGAATCCAAAGTTGTCTGATAAGTCTCTAAATGCTGTCATATTATTTTATTATTGTTCGTATGGGTCAAACGGGTTTACTGCCGTCTTTTTTCTTGTGAATAGTTTTCTTAAGGCGTTAATTGGTTTACTTCGTGTAACCATCTCCATTGTTACATATCTAATCGCATCAATGGCGTGATTAAACGCGTCTACCGGTACGTTCGTAAGATTTCCGTCAGTTCCTTCTTTCCATTTATATTTACGAAACTCTTTTATTATATTAAGCGATTCCTCGGTAACCCATATCTTCTGTTGTTTCATTAGATTGATACCGTAATTTATGGAATCTTTTCCTTTTTTCGCTGGAGCAATATTATACCCCCTTCGTCTTAGTTCTTCTATGCTCTTCGGCTCTGCGCAGTCTGCGAATATCTGGTCGTGCTTATCGAACCCCATTCCATCTAACTTATCCGCTATGTCTGTGTTCGTAAGCCCTGTTTCGTAGAATATCTCGTCTATATATAGCTCATTATTGAGCTTGTAAACCCCGACTAATGCCGATGGGTGGTTGGAGTACCCAAAGTCTAGTCCATAAGCTAGAAGCTGCGCATTCTGTGGTATCCCGTTCCTAATCGTGTGCGTTTCTGGAAACACCAACCCCATCATTCGTCCGTAATCCCCTTTTGCATATATTACCCACAACATGTGGTCAACATTCTTTAAGTTCTCTATCTCATCGTGCTCCATTTTTGACATAAATGGATTGTCGTGGTGAGTTGACTTAATAATATCAACGTCTGGGTTTTCTTTTCTAATTGCTCTCTTTAATTCTAGTTCTTGGTTTAACCAACTGTCTGGGTCATCGGGATTAAAGTCTACTATAACCTTTTTTCTAGTACGGAGGTTTAATTGGTTGAACTCTTTTTCAAAATTAAGCTCATTCGCCTCATTACAATACAGGTAATCTCGTCTTGGTCCTCTTACCTTCTGTTCATCGTCTGCCCCAAAGAACTCTACTACTCTTGTGCTTTTACCATCATCATAGGTAAATGTTTTATTTGTCTTATTTTCTACTATTAGGTCCATAACCCCTGCATCTAGCAGTATGGTTCTGAAATCACGTAGTGCTGCTTTGTCGTGCGTAGCATTGTGTTTACGTACTATAGAACAAACACTTATCCCCCCTACTTTACCCTTCTCTGATAAGAATGTTCCTGTAATAAGCCACGTTGCTATTACTTGACAAACTGAATATGTCTTAGTACTTCCTGACCCACCCCTTAAAAGTAAAATACGTTTCTTACTCTGTAGTAGTTTCGGAAATAGTTTCGATACTTTCAGTTTCAGCTGTCTCGGTTCCGCCTGTGTCATCTTCTTGTTGATTAGCAATCTCAAATACTACTGCTGATACTGCCCCCAGTTTTTCTCCGTCACTCGTTACGTCTATATGTTTCCCGAATTTCTTAGGTCTTAACATCGCCATGTGTTTAAACCGAACTTCTGTCTTTAATCGCGCCTTTAATACCCCTTCCTTTGTTTCAGGACACGTGTCAGCAATATTTAATGTCTGTTCTCCCAGCGCCTCTGTTCTTTCAACGGTGGCTCTATCATACATATCTCTAAATTCTGCTGCCTTCCTGTCAGTGCCATGGTCCCGCATCCATTTAAAAACAGATGACGCTGAAGGCATATCGTGGTCCTTACAAATACCCAAAACATTCTCTCCGCTTGCAATTCTCTCGCAAATAAGAGTTCCTAGGTCTGTCGAATACAATGATGGACTTCTCCCCATGTTATTTATATAATTTCTTATTCATAGCTTTTTTAAACGCTCCAGTTGGTCTAACTCCAACAGTTCTCCCAAGAAGACCCGCTCTTTTTGCTTTTGGTACAGCTATTTTACGTCCCTTAGCCACAGCTAGTGTTTTCCCTTTCTTTACAAGCCCTTTACGTCCCCTTGCAACCGCCTTTCCAGCAGCCCTAGCTCTTCCTCCTTTAACTGCCGCTTTTGCAGATTTTCTGATTTTCATCTTTTATTATATTAATATGTTAAAAATTCCTTTTAATAAGTTTTGCGGTTCTTAAAAAAACTTTATCTCCCCTTCACCCTAATTGTAACAGATTTTTCATATACTTGTCAAGCCCCAAGGTACATGAACAAAAAATGTTACCAAGTGTTGTCCTCCGCAAACCGCAGTATATCTCTAAATAGGCGTGTACGCTTTTCTGGTAATAAATTTCCTTGAAAATCTACTTCCCCTCTATTATAGAAAAAATACTCATCCATAAACCCATCATAAATGTTATCCCACTGTAAATTATGAAAATATGGAAATTCCGGTGTCGGAAGTTGTGTTATCTTTGTAGTCATCTGTGCTGTTCTCTAGAAATATTGATAAATACTCTATCCTGTCCTCACTCTTCGCCATCTCTTGTATGTGTTTCTCCCATTCTTCACCAAAAAACACCTTACAGAACTCATGACTAAAAATAATACTATCTTTACTTAGCCATAAATACTCCTCTAAGGTAAATTCTTGGTTCCCAAGGTATGCTGGTACCACTAATTTATTTCCAGGGCTATACGACCCATTAGAAAGCTCTGTAGCCCTATCTAAAACATCCAGAAATACTCCTTTTTCATTAAACATCTTTTTTATTGGTTAAAAGGTTAAAAACTGCGGTTTATTTCTTTCTTAATTTCTCGTTCAAAAACATCATAGCACATGTACCAAAAAAAATCAAGTGTCTTGGTACATATAAACTAGAGAACAAATGAACACACTTGTTGTTCATGTACTTTTGCACTTGACAAACATATTCATTTCGTGATACAATTAGGGTGAGGGGTAAGAATTAAAAAAACCTCTTACGCCGGCAGTGTTCCAGTTACATAATATGACAATAATTTCTGGAAACGGTCAAAGCAACTTCACAGGGAGTCAGACGGTACGTACAACCAAACTAGGCGTGCTAACTCTCATTCCGACACTCGCGGAAAACTAAAAAAGGCGAGTATAAAGATTCTTTTTGGATGTACTGAACAGGCGGTCCCAGTACAACAAGCACTCTGAAAAGAAAACCCGACCAAGGCACCTCGCCTTTACTAGTGCTTATCTCATCTCGATATGACGGAGGGGGGGAAGAGGGTAACCCAAAGAGAGAATTTTCCTGTGTTGAGCATGTGTTTATGCGATTTAGTTCGTAGGGCTTCTTCTACATTGCCTTTAATCACCGTCTTCAAATCTGGTAGGGAAGGAAGAGGGTGGGATTGTACAATAAACGACTACGATGTTGTACAAGAATACAGGATTAATGAAAAATCCCTAAGGAGAAAATTGAAAAATATAAATTTGAAATCTGACTTTTAACTAAGTTGGCTTTTTTTATATCTAAATCTTTACTTTACCCAGAAATATCTAAAAATATCTATAAAAAAACAAAGGCTAAAATATACATTGTAACAATAACTTTCGAATAGGTTACAACAAAAAAACCCAAGACCATTTTTAACATTGTAACAAAAAGGGACCGTACACCACACCCCACCCCAGTCGGCTTGGGGCTACCCCCCCCTTTTTAGTGTTTTAGTTATTATTTACAATATTTTATAATAAAAGTACAGTACTTATGCACAAGTTATACACAATATAGTAGTTGGTGTGAATACAATTTGTAGACAGGTTGTTCTTATGTACTACTACATGAGTACAAGCCCTAAATGCTCTTGTGCTAGGTATAGCTTCCTTAAAGCCCCCCCCACGCGAAGGATTTTTGCGACCTTTTTAGCGGGATTTACAGTCCTTTATTTGTTTTTTCGCTCACTGTCAATGTTTTACGGGTATATATTCATAATAAAACCTGTAATAATTTCTGCACGGGATTCTATTTTGTACTGATATTATTTTTTATATATAGGTATAAGTTTATAAAGTTATAGTTTAACACACTCTTTCTTTCTTTTATAGTACTTTTCCTTATAATTTACTTGACTTTTCCTTTCTTTTCCTATATGCTTCTTTTGTCAGGTCGCAGAGGGAACGAAAACGACCAAGTCAAAGCTCTTTTACAATTCAACCGTAGGACAGTACGGGATAGACAACGTCCAAAAGACGTTGGACACAATAGAAAACAAACTTATCAATTCATAAGAGACAGGCAAGGGGTACTATATAAAAAAACTACGCTCTTGTTTCAAACTGCTCTCTTGTGAATTGTCGCTTGCTTTCTAGCAAGAATTTCATTTTTAATTTCTAACTTATACAAATGAATAATTTTACAAAAAACGGCAACGGCACAAGTATTGATTTTCAATGCTTTTATGATACTGATGTATCACAATGGAATTTTAGGGAGAATTTTGAACGAGTGGGAGACAATGATGAATACTTTTTTACAGAACATACTAATATTGAAGTACCAGAATATAAGGAGATGTTTATTCTAAAAAACGATTGTCGAGAGGAGGCTATTGACGAAATTTTAGAATATAGTAAAGATAATAGAGAAGATTTTGACGACATGGACATTGGCGATATTGGAGACTGGCTCTTAATGTATGCAGATTTTGGAGACGTTGATGAAATGTTTACCCTACGCGACAATATTCAAGAATTTACTACTCGCGGATACTCGCAAGGAGATTATGCAAAAGTATACGTAGACAAAGAACAAGTGGAAAAAAATTGTGGCAAGTATGATGAAAAGTCTACGGAAAAAATGATTGATAGTTATTTCTGGGATTGTCCAGTGTATTTGTCGCTTGAAATTGATAATAACACAATCGAGAATGGAGAAATTGAGCTTGATGATGAGTATTATACAGATACAAACGAAGTAAAAGAAAAAACTATTGAATATCTAAAAAAGAATGATTTTACAGAAAAACAAATTAAAGACGTGAAGGAGTTTCTAGACGAGAATTTTACAAAAATTGATTACAATTAGAATTTTCATACTTGCTACATTGTGGCAGGTATGAGCATTTTACGCTCTGTCATTTATTTTTTAATCCACCAAAAAATGACGAAGAGGAAGACCGGTTACAGCATGGACGTTGACACGTTCGAGGAGGAACAAGCCTTTATTGATTTTGACGCTACAATAGCAGAAATTGAAGAGCTTGAACGTATTATCGCAAGCTCTGAGACTGTGTCTCAAAAAATCTATGCGGTACTAGCATAGAATAACTTTTTAACTTTTAACTACTTATAAAATGTATTTTGCAGAAATTAGACTCAAACATAACAATGGAGAGACTTCACGAATTGACTCAGGTTTTATACGAGATGAAAAACACGCTCTTAATATAGCAAGAGACTTTTCACCAAGACTACGGAAAAAAGATATTGAGATTATAAGAATGGGAGTGTAGAAACTATTTAATTAACAACCTTTAAAATGAATTTTCACATAGGACGGTTTCAGGAGATAGAAAATGATGATTTCTATCGAGACAATGCTTTATTAAATTTAACTTATTGCGACAATATGCTTTATTTCATGGAGGACGAAATGCTTGACTGCGTATGGTTTCATAAAACCGATACGACGCAATTTATCAAACAAGTATTACGAGCGGTTGAACAACGAAAAGGACAATGGACTGTAAAGAATTTTTCAGAAGATTTTCTACAAGCGAAAGCATTACTTGCAAGGAAACTATTAAATCCTAATTGCGTAAATATAGCGTATTTATAACACTAAAAACAAGTATTGGACAATTCAAGAAATACATAAACGAAAGAATAGACACAGACTGCTTATACACAGCAACATTTAATAAATTTTCTAACCAACTTAAAAAATGAATAACTCAGAAAAAACCGCTTTCAGAATGTTACAGGAGATTTACGTCTTACAACAAAACGAAGAAGTTACAGAAGAAAACATAAAAGAGTATGGACTCATTGAGGAATATATGACACTAATACATTCAGATGAAAACGTGTACATTGTACTTTACAATGAAATGGGGCTAGCAGGGTTCTGTAATATTATTAGAAAAGACGACGGAACACTCATTGAAACAATAGAGCTTGCTTAATTTTTTAAATTTAAAACGATGAATAAACTACAAACGGAAACAGAAATTCACAATATATTGTCAAAAGCAAGTTTTCAACTAGAATTGACGATTTCGCACTTCAAAAATCAAATTGAAATATCACTTTCTAATTCATTATAAAAATGAATAAATTACAAACGGTAACACATAACATATTACAAGAAAAAGAAAAAACAATTACTTTATACG